CTCGCAGAGATATAGAGTTAAAGGAAAAGCATCGTCTTGATCAAGAAAAGAGAGATGCTTATTGGGCAGAACAAGATAAGCTTAAGCTTCAATGTAACGAAATTATTCCAGAGATAATGGAAGAGGTGTTTTTAAACGAAGATTCTGATTGGGAGGAATTACCTTTTTAATGGACACTTCAATCTTTGAGGAGTAATACTAATTATAAAGAGTAACCATTTTACGGAGTTAGTATTATGAGAACAAAAACTTACATTATTGGTGAATGCCCAACTGCATTACAAAGAGTTAGATTTGCCCATGGCAAGGTATATGATTCCCAAAAGAGTATAAAACTCGTCAACGCTATAAACTTACAACGACAGCATAATAATGAGCCATTTTTTGAAGGACCATTATTTATGGAAGTCACCTTCTTTATGCCTATTCCTAAGACACGTTTGAGATATGTTAAGTCTGGAGCTACACACAGTATAAAACCAGATTTGGACAACATGATTAAGTACATTTGTGATGTTTCCAACAAGGTTATATACCACGATGATGCTGCTATAGTTCACATTATCGCTAAAAAAGTATATGATTTAAATCCAAGAACTGAATTTACAGTAAGTGAAGTAAAAAGCGTCTGACAAACACAGATAAAATACTCCCAGACATGTTTTTTGTAAACAAGTAATTAGACCCTATCTGTAAGCAATAACAAGTACTCCGTCTGGGAGTACATTTAAAGGAATTAAATGTTTTATAAAGATACAGATCCTGAAGTAGTATTAGAGATAGAAGTTCAAAAAGCTTTTTGGTCTGTTGCAAAACAGTACCCCGATCTTGATATTTATGTTCATAGCATGGAATGGATTGACGATTGTGGAAACGAATGCGATAACATATGTCTTAATGTATGCTTCGGTCCAAAGGGATGGGAGGACAATTGCTTTGTTAAAGACAATGATAAAATGGAATCAGAGTTACGCAGTAAAATAGAGTTAGCGCTATGGGAAGTAGTTAAAAAACACCCAGACATGGAAATCTTTATTAATGTTTTTGATTTTATTACAAGAACAGGAGAGAATTGTAAAGATTTAGCATGTTATTTGGAATGCAATTTAAAGGAAGTAAATGAAGAAAACCTCTCAAAGTAACATAAAAACTAGTACCAGTAAAAAAAAGCCAGTCCTAAAAGAAAAAACGATCTATGACGAGTCTTTTACCTCTCCTTATTACGAATATAAGGACATGTATACCAGGCAACTCATTAAAACTAATAGAGAATGGGCTCTTTTAGCAGCAAGAGAATTAATCGATTATGCTAAAACGCCTGAAGCTAGAAGAATAAACACTTTTTGGAACAGAAAAGGTGTTAGTTATGAAGTTTCTAAAACTCTATGCGGGATATATGAAGAGCTTTTTGATGCAGAAGTAATAGCCAAAGATATCATAGGCGATAAAAGATTAAATAAGGGCTTAGAGAAAGAATGGGATTCTGGAATGGTTATGTTTGTTCAACACCAATACCATCCAGATTGGAAAGAAGCCAACGAATACCATGACGAACGTAAGAAAGCTATTGCAAAAGAAGAAGGCGTTAACGGTAATAAAGAGTATATAGTTTTAGAGAAGTGCGTTGATTGTAAAGAAGTGCCAACAAAGAAGGAAGAAAATGAGTAAAAGATATACAAATGCTGAGCTTAAAGAGATCATTGAAAACATTCTTTGTATCGGTCTTTCTGCTTTGAGTTCGTTTGCAGAAGAATTAGATAAGTTGAGTGTAACACGCGAAGATTTTGAGAGTCCAGGAGATAAGATAGCTGAGGTTAATAAAGCTAGACTGTTTGTTAATACGATAACACTAGTCTCAGATGTAATGCACCCAGCATATGGCATTGCTGCTAGTCTGTTTCCTGAAGAAGATAATAAAGAGTTTATCAAGCAATGCATAGAGCAACGTAAGATGGCAGTTGAAAAGGGAATGGTATCTGGTAACTGTCCTTGCTGTAATAAGAATAAAAAGACGAAGAATATAGACCCAATAGACTTTAGTGAAGTAAGTGGAAATTAGGCGGATGAGCAATAATGTTTATAAATAAAAGTGTTTTACGCAAGCTATGCCGCAAATGGAGAGGTCGAAGTCTTTGGAGGCGTGCTCTTAGTTATGATTTGTTATCTAATGCTAAAATGCCCAATTTTTTTGCTAAGATGCCAGAATATATGAAGAATAAATCGATGCAGTTAGATAATAAAGAGAAAGAAGATGGAAATTAGAATGTTTGCACTATTAATATTCATGTACACTTTAAGCCTTTATGGAAGACAAGAATCTATATCTGTATCTGAGACAGAGGTAAGATCTAGCAGTGAAATTATCATCAATGGCAAACGAATTGTATGTTGCCAATGTGGTAAGAATGCGTGCTCTGTTTCGTGTGTTAATGACGAGATTAAGGCGTACTGTCGTAAGTGCTTAAAGAAGCAGGAGAAGAAATGAGTGGCGACGAAATAGAATATATAGTATTAGCAAGACTTAATAAGCTTATTGAAGAAGCTAATAAGGAGTTTGCTCCTGTGATAATAAGAGTTACAGCTGCTGAAGATATAAAGGGAGAGGTGCCTAAGCTAGAAGGATTTACAGTTCATGCTATTTATAGGCATATTCCAGGAAAAAATGGTTGGTAGTAAAAATGACAATGAATAAAAAGATATTGATTTCTAAATTAGAGAAATTAAGAGTTATAGCCAGTAAATGTGATTGGGTTGCGGAGCATTTAGAGGCTCTTCTTGGCGAAAGAAATTGTTTATATTTTATTTATTGGCGTAAAAATATAGATGTTGATGGCTTTGATTTTGAAGAAGCTACATATTCAGATCTTCTTTTAAAGATTAAGTGGCATGCAAGACATTTAAAATGTGGATATGAAATTAGTAATACGGGGAAAAATATGTTTATTCCTGAGTATCTTGAGAAGGTAGCTGAGATTATTTAAGGAATATGATTGGAAGCAGGAGAAGAAATGAGTAAGTTATATATGATTTGGCAAGAAGTTAATAATGGTTGGGACACGTATAATTCTGCAATTGTTTGCGCTGACAATGAAGAAGAAGCGAGAAATGTTGAAGTTGGAACCACTCGTGACGGAGAATTTGCTGATTGGGCAAATGTGAAAGATGTTCAAGTAAAATATATTGGAATTGCTGATGTCACTATAAAAAAGGGCACCGTGCATATTTCTTTTAAGGCTGGTTAGAAGAGAGTAATTGATGGATATAAAAGTAGAGACGCAGATCAAACTAAATAAGATCAAATTAAGGCCATACCAATTGCCAATTCAAGATGCGATAGAGAATAAGAACTATCGTAAAGTTGTAGCTATAATGCCTCGTCGTAGTGGTAAAGATATTACAGCTTTCTTTTTGGCAATTAGACAATGCATTAGACGTGTATGCGTAGTTTATTATATATTCCCCACTTATAGCCAAGGTCGTAAGATCTTATGGGATAGTATTACCAATGACGGTCAGAGAATACTGCATTTGATACCTGATGAGCTTATTGCTTCTACCAATTCCAGTGAGATGAAAATAAGATTCACTAATGGGTCTTTGCTTGTCGTGGTTGGCTCAGACAATTTCGACGGATTAGTTGGTACCAACCCCCAAATGTGCATATTTTCAGAGTATGCCTTACAGGATCCACGTGCCTATCAGTTCTTGCGGCCTATCTTAACTGGAAATGACGGCATAGCGCTGTTTATCAGTACGCCACGTGGCAAAAATCATCTATGGGAGATGTATAATATTGCATGTAATTCGGATAATTGGTTTGCTTATAAGCTTTCTGTTAATGAGACTGGTCATATATCGCTCAATGATATCGAGCGTGAAAAAGCAGAAGGAATAATGTCAGAAGATCTCATCCAGCAGGAATATTTCTGTTCTTTTGAGTTGGGCGTTGAAGGATCTTATTACGCTAAGTATATAGATCGTATGCGTTTACGGGGTCAAATTGGTTGTGTGCCTTGGGAAGTTGGGTTCAAAGTGCATACTGCATGGGATCTTGGAGTGCGTGACTCAACGTGTATTATATTCTTCCAGATAATAGGGCAAACGATACGTATAATTGACTACTATGAGAAGAATAAAGAGGGTCTTGAGCATTATATTAATGTGATAAATTCTAAGCCTTTCAGTTATGGCAAGCACTTTGCGCCGCATGACATACAAGTTCGCGAGTTTACTTCTGGCGTAACTAGAATAGACAAGGCTAGGCAACTTGGCGTTAACTTTGTTGTTGCAGATAATATATCAATCATGGATGGCATTGAAGCAGTGCGTTCCGCGTTTGGTAAGATATGGATAGATGAAGTAGCTTGTAAAGACCTGATTAAATCTCTAGAGAATTATAGGCAAGAATTTGATACCAAGAAGAAAATATATAAGAGTAACCCTCTTCATAACTGGGCGTCTCATGCGAGTGATGCGATGCGGTATCTATGTGTTTCTTTGCCTAAGACAAGAGACGGTGCTAGTCCAGCAGAATTGAATAAGCGTTATGAAGATGCGATGTACGGTACTAACAAACCAGGTGGATTCTTTAGTGATGATATACAACCTTATTGAGGAGAATGTATGAGTGGACAATATATAAATGAACATTTTTCGCAACTATTTTTAGATTTTAAGAAGTGGCTCGATATAGCAGAATGTTTAGATGGGAGCTTTGATAGATTTGAACATGAGACCTCTCTCGATTCTTTGATAGAGGTAGAAAAAGCCTTTAATAAAATGTATCCCAAATATAAATTTTGTTATGCCAAACATAATGAAGATTGCGATGATTGTTGTTGCGATTATAGTAAATGGTGTGTGATGACGATTACTGTTCTAGAGACGGGCGTTAAATATGAGCATGAATATAAATGGGCTGCATATTCTAAAGGAAGAGAAGATCTTTTATACAACCTTATTGAGGAGAATAAATGAACGAGTATAAAATAGAAACGCCTAAACTAGGGGCATTTGATTGGAATGGGGTAGAAGCGCGAGCTAAGATAAATGCGTCTTTAAAGCTAATAGTTAAACAGTTGCGTGAGCAATTATCTAAAGATTATGTGTCTTACGAGATCAAGTTTAATGACTTTACTTATTGCCTTGATGCTTCTTCTAACCCAAGAAGACGTGATACCCTTATAGGGTTATTGTTACAAGATGCGTTAATAACACTGGTTAACGATACTTTAGACGCAAACGAAGACAGTAAAGCATGGGATAGAGTTGCTGCTATAAAGGGAATGGATGTTGCTAAAGAACAAGTTCAGTCGCCTATGATGGCTAAAGCTTACGAAGAGATAAGACTTAAAGCAGAGAAGGCTAAGCCATTAGATCTTGAATCGCTTTATGTAAACATGGAAAGACCTGATTGGACGCAAGAGAAGCAAATAGAGTTTGTTAAGAAAGGCGAAGATGCTAAATTGGTTGAGAAATAAGTTAAAACAAAGATCGTCATTAGTATTGCAAGATGTTATATCCCCTGTTGCTCAAGAAGATACTAGAGATGCCGCTACAAGAAAACGCGTAGCTCAGGCAATTGAAGACCAAAAAGAAATAATAAATGTAATGATCTTTAAGTCCCATGAGCCGGACTGTCCAATTATAGGTTGCACTAAAGATCCGTGCTTTATACATAAACCTGATATAATTAGGGGTACGGAGACAGTTAAATCCGATACGGTTGAAGAGCGAACAAAAAGAGTTAGAAGAAGAAAGCCTGCAGAAAAAGAGGGGTATCATGGACTTAAATGAAAGAAGTTGTGTAAAAATAAAAGAATATTTTTCTGAAATATCTAAATGCGATCTTTGTGAAAATTGTTTAAACTGGGTGATATTAAATATGGGCGATAAGCCATTGATTGCTAATTGTATACATGAAGGCCCCTGTTTAATCTATAATGGTACTAGCGGTTGTGATATGTCAATTCTTAATGTGCTTTGTGACGAATTCGGTTTTGGTATTTATGTTATAAACGGAAGAGAATATGAGGTATGTCATGGACTTAAGACCAAATAGATGAATACGATATAAACAATAAACTTGATTACTAACGCTACCAATTCTAGAATTGTATAAAAAGCAATTATTGCTAATAACAAACTAGAAAGGGATAGTAAATGTTGTTCCCGCAATTAGGTCCACAATATTTTGACGAAGAGCATAAAGATATATTAGCCCGCATGGAGGCTTTTTACTCTGAAGCTATAACTATGAACCAGTCTTTTTGGACCGAGGCCGACACAGACACCAGATTCGAGGCAGGTGACCAAACTTTATGGACTGATATCTATGGCAATCTTCCTGCAAATCGTCGCAGGAACTTCAATTTTAACCGTATTAAACGTGTAGTGAATATGATCTCTGGTCATCAGAGGCGTAACAGAAAGTCTACTATCGTAACACCAGTAGAGAATGGTGATGAGGAGACGGCAGATCAATTTACAAAGGTATTGTTATGGTGTAACCAGCAAGAATCTGTACTTGAAACTATATCTGAGGCTTTTCATGGCGCATTAGTTACTGGTATGAACTTGCTACAAGTATGGGTGGATTATAGAAATGATCCGGTGTCTGGAAACATTAGAGTCGATAACTGTTCGTACAATAGTTTTCTCATTGATCCTTATTTTAGGAAGGCAGACTTATCAGATTGTAATGCTATATGGAAGAGATCTTTTCTCACAAAAAGGGAGTGCTTATCACTATTACCTGATAAAGAAGAACAGATACTAGCACTTATAGGTCAAGACTCAGGAACTGGTAGAGATGGCAAGTTCCAATTTATGCCAGAATCTTATAATTACGGCTTTAAGAATCTCATGACTTATGACGAGTTCTACTATAGAGATTATCGCACCCAAAGAATGTTAATAGACACAGAAACAGGTGAGTCTCAAGAATGGTCGTCTGATGATGACGATAGACTTGAAGCATTTCTTAAAACTTATCCAACAATTGTAGTTATTGATAGTGAAGTACCAACGGTAAAATTAGCAATCGTTGTACAAGGAAAGGTGATGTACGATGGACCAAATCCTATGGGCGTGGACGCTTATCCTTTTATTCCTGTGTTGGGGTATTATACTCCTCAAATGCCTTATTTTACTCATAGAGTACAAGGGGTCGTACGAGGGCTCAGAGACGCACAATATCTTTACAATCGTAGGCGTATCATTGAACTTGATATACTTGAGAGTCAAATTAACTCTGGCTGGATATACAAAGAAGATTCGCTCATTAATCCAAAAGATGTGTTCTTGTCGGGTCAGGGCAGGGGATTAGCGCTTAAAGCTGAAGCTCAAATGACAGACGTTCAGCAAATAGTCGCTCCACAAATACCACCATCGATGATCCAGCTTTCAGAATTACTCGCTAAAGAAATTAGTGAAGTGTCTGGTGTAAATGAAGAGTTACTCGGCGCTAACAACGACCAATTAGCCGGCGTACTCAGCGCTTTGAGACAAGGAGCTGGTCTTACAACGCTCCAGGTGCTGTTTGATCAACTTGATAGGTCTCAAAAGCTTCTTGGTAAGATCATGATCGACATTATACAAAAGAACTTTACTCCTGGTAAGATCAAGAGAATTACGGCTGAAGAGCCTGCAGAACAGTTCTACAATAAATCATTCGGCAGATATGACGCTGCTGTTGAAGAGGGTTTGAATACAACTACTCAAAGACAAATGCAGTTTGCTCAGTTATTGCAACTTAGAGAAGCTGGTGTTCCAATCTCTACTCAAGATCTGCTTGAAGCATCGACAATGCAGGGCAAGAAGAAGATAATAGAGAACGCACAAAAGCAAGAGCAACAACAGCAACAAATGCAGCAAATGCAAGCGCAAGCGGAGTCGGAGCAAGCAAAGGCACAAGTTGAGTTGTTAAGGGCTAGAGCTAAAGCTGATATTGGTCTTGGTCTTGAACGCGTATCTAGAATACAAGAGAACCAAGCCTTGGCAACGGAAAGAGAATCAGCCGCACACAGAGACGAAGAAGCTGCACTGCTCAATCTGGTCAAGGCTCTTAAAGAAATGGAAAGTGTTGATCTTGCGCACTTGGAGAAGCTTATTACTTTATCCCAAATGGTTAAAGCTAGTGAGGGACAACAAGACGCTGATTCAACAATGAAACAAGGTGTGATACAAAGTGCTGCGCAGCAAATGATGTCACCGCAACAAGATGCTAATACTGCCCAAGCAATGTCGCCTGGGCTTGGTGGTTAGAGGTATGTTTTAAACCTTGCAGCACTATAACAAGTGGTCTGCAGTTACTACGAAGGAGCCGAAATGGCAAATAAGAGATATTACGAAGAGAAGGCAACTGAAGCAAGAGATGGTGGAATGTTAAATGCATCTCCAGGATCTGTAGCTAATATGCCTCAAGAGGTTAAGTATCATGCTTGGCCAACAACTGAGAAATATATGGGATCTGACAATCTTGATGACACCATAAAAGGTATCAACGCTCAAATGGGTGAAGATGTTGCTGGTGCAAAGAGACACAAATCTCACAATAAGTACTAAGATTATGCCTGCTATGGTGAGGCCTAAAGGCTTGGGAACGAAAGTTGCATTCGCTATACTCGGAAGACCTGCGAACATGCAATCTAAGTCCTCAGCTAAGAAAAAGAAGGCAGATAGAGAGTTGCTCTATCAAGAAACCAGTCGCATGAGATAGTTTAGATACGAACAAAGGGGGGCTGCGCACGCTCCCCTTTTAAGGAATAATATGAAGCATTTAAATATATTTGCTCTTGAGGGATTCTTTAGAGAGCAAGTTGAGCCCAGAAGACGCCAAGAAGAACGTGATGGTAAGATGATATCTAAATCGTCTAGCGCTATTGCTAATTTGTCTGAACAGCCTATTTATAGGACCTTTAGACCAGGTTTTCAAGTTGAGAGACTAAAAAACGAAGCTAACGAGGAATAAAATGGG